AGACAGATGCCTTGCTGATGACGCTCCACAGCGTGTCCACCGTGGACGTGGATGGGACGCTGCTTAAAGCAATCGCGTAATCTAAGCGTAGTGCGTATACTACCGGGGGCGGGCTCAAACCCGCCCCCGTTCTAACATTCAGGAGAGCTATCCAATGACCGTCTTCTTGCGGAAAGGTCTTCCCCTAAAATCCGTCGTATCCGAATGGATCTTCGACGCGCCGGCCGGCTCAAAGGCCGAGGATTACCTCGAACCCAGTTCCTTCAAACACGTCGCCACCGAGATGCGTATGCGCCCCCGAGATTCGGTGCGTATCGACTGTCTCGACGGCTCCTGGATGGCCGAGTACATGGTGCTCCATGTCGGGCCGCACCATGCCAAGCTGAAGCTGCTGCCCGGGTATCCGCTGATGCTCGAAGACCTGGCCGAGGAGGTCGACACATCCGACACGTTCACGACCGTCTGGAAGGGCCCCGCGGCACGCTGGTGCGCGCAGCGCATCTCCGACGGCGAGATCGTCAAGAACAAATTCCAAACCAAAGAACAGGCTGTCGTCTGGATCAATACCCAGGCTAAAGCACTGGCGGCCTAAATGGCGACGAAACTCGCCGTCTATAATGCTGCCCTGACGCTCATAGGCGAGCGGTCTCTGGCGACGCTGTCGGAGAACCGCGAGCCCAGGCGCATACTGGACAGCGTCTGGGATTCGGGCGCCGTCAAGACGTGTCTTGAAGCTGGCGGTTGGAATTTTGGCACACGCACGTTCAAGATCGAATACGACCCGAGCGTGTCGCCTGATTTCGGCTTCACGTACGGATTCGAAAAGCCGAGCGACTGGTGCGGCACCCAGGTGGTGTCGCACTCGGAGTATTTCGAGCGGCCGATGCTGTCCCACGAATTCGCCGATGAGTCGGGCTGGTGGTGGGCGAATATCGACACCCTGTACATCAAGATGACCAGCGACGGCGCGGCGTACGGCGGTGACCTGACTGCCTGGACGGAGAAGTTCACGCGTTACGTCGAGGCGTACTTGGCGAGCCGGATCGCGCCGAAGCTGACGCGATCGAAATCGATCCAGGAATATGTCGACGACCAGGCCGAGCAGAGGCTCAAAGGCGCCGCGGCCAAGGACGCCCAGAACAGCGGCACCAGCGTGCCGCCCGAGGGCAGCTGGAACCGATCGCGCGGCGGCAGAGGGGGCAGCGGCGGCCGGCGTGATGGTGGCACCAGGAGAGGCTTAGTTGGCTAATGGCGGTCGACAATTTTGGGCTCCTGGCATTTAACAGGGGCCGCGTATCCCCGAAGGCGCTGGCGCGCGTCGACGTAAAGCGCATGGCGTTTTCGGCCGACGTGCAGACCAACATGGTCCCGCGTGTCCTGGGATCCATGTCCTTCCGCCCCGGCATGGGCTACCTGCTCACCACATCCGGCAGCGCGCAGCCAAATTATATCGACTTCATCTTCTCGACGACCGACACCGCCCTGCTGGAATTTACAGCGGCCGGTTTGCGCATCATCAAGGACGACGCCGTCATAACGCGTGTCGCCGTGACCAGCGCCGTGGCGAACGGGTTATTCACCACCGACCTGACCAGCTGGACCGATAACGACGAGGCCGGCGCCACGTCTGCCTGGGCTACTGGCGGATATCTATCCCTGGTCGGCACCAAGTTCAAAGCGGCCATACGGCGGCAGCAGGTGACGACGGTCGAGACCAATGTCGAGCACGCCGTCCGTTTCGTGATCGAGCGCGGCCCCGTCTCAATCAAGATCGGGTCGACGACGGGTGGCGCGGAATATATCAGCGAGAAGACGCTGGGCACGGGCACGTATAGTTTCGTCTTCACGCCGACAGGTAATTTCCACATCGAGGTAGCCGGCCGCGCGCAGGCTGCGAGCCTGGTAGATTCCGTCGCCGTGGAAGCGTCAGGCGACTTCCTCCTGCCCGTACCCTGGGCGCTCGCCGACCTCGCGACGCTGACCCATGCTCAGAGCGCGGATGTGGTCTTCATCGCGTCAAACGGCTTCCAGCAGCGCCGCATCGATCGGTACGACACCGCGTGCAAGAGCTGGGGCATATCCCTTTACCAGCCCGAGGACGGGCCCTTCCGGATCATCAATACCTCCGACATTTCCATGACGCCCTCCGCCCTGGTGGGCGACATCACCCTGACGGCAAGCCGGGAATATTTTACCTCGACGCAGGTCGGCGGCCTGATCGGCATCACGTCTCAAGGTCAGACAGTGTCGGCAGACGTCGGCGGTAACGCCGAATACACTAACGATGATTCAATGCGCGTTATCGGTGTCGCTAACAGCCGCATCTTCACGACGACCATAACCGGAACCTGGGTCGGCACCATCGTCCTGCAGCGGTCGATAGACGAGACCGGCAGCTGGGTCGATGTCACATCCTGGACGACGAACCACGCCGCGACGAATTACGACGACGGCCTCGACAACTCCATCGCGTACTACCGGATCGGGTTCAAGGATGCATACAGCTCCGGCACGGCGACGGTCACTCTCATATATCCGTCGGGCGGCATCAAGGGTATCGCACGCATAACGGCCTACACCAGTTCGACCGTGGTCAGCGCGGCCGTCCTGTCGAATTTCGGCGCCACGACCGCGTCCCGCGACTGGTCGGAAGGCTCCTGGTCTACCAGGCGGGGCTTCCCCCAGGCCGTCGCCTTCTACGAAGGCCGTCTGTGGTGGGCTGGTAAGGGTTTCTTCTACGGCTCCATATCCGACGCCTTCACGTCCTTCGATGAGGATTTCGAAGGCGACGCCGGGCCGATCGTCAGGTCGATCGCCAGTGGTCCCGTCGACAACATCAACTGGCTGCTATCCGTCCAGCGTCTCATCGCCGGCACGGCTGGCGCCGAGGTCAGCGCCCGGTCGACGTCGTTCGACGAACCCCTGACGCCGAGCAATTTCAATCTGAAGAACGCCAGCACCCAGGGATCGTCCTCGGTGCCGGCTCTTGTCGTCGACAGCAACGGCATCTTCGTGCAACGTGGCGGGACGCGCATCTTCGAGATGGGCTTTTCCTTCGAGAAGAACGACTACAAGCCGACCGATCTCACCGACATCGTCCCCGAGATATGCGAGCCGAGCGTCACCCTGATTGCCCTCCAGCGCCAGCCGGACACGAGGCTGCATGTCGTCAAGAGCGACGGCACGGTCGCGCTGCTCATCCGCGAGCCTGACAACGAAGTCCTGGCCTGGGTCGACGTCGTCACCGACGGATCGGTTGTCGACGTTGTCGTCCTCCCCGGCACGGTCGAGGACACGGTCTACTATTGCGTCAAGCGGACCATCAACGGGTCGGATGTCCACTACCTTGAGAAATGGGCGCTGGAGAGTGAGGCCGTCGGGGGCACGACCAACAAAATGGCGGACAGCTTCATCACCTTCACCAACCCCACGCCACGCACCCTGATCGAAGGCTTGACGCATTTGATCGCCGAGGAGGTCGTTGTCTGGGCCGACGGCAAATGCCTCAAGGATGCCGCGGGCGACATAGAGACTTTTACCGTGGACGGCAGCGGCCAGATCAACGTGACCAACGAGGGCGTGGCCTATAACGCCACGACAGGCGTCGTCGGCCTGCCGTACCAGGGCCGGTTCAAGAGCACCAAGCTGGCGTACGCCACGAGCCTGGGCACGGCCCTGACGCAGCGCAAGCGCCTATCCCATCTCGGTATGATCATGGCGAACACGCACGCCCAGGGCGTCAGGTACGGCCCTGACTTCACGACGATGGATGACCTGCCCCTGGTCGACGATGAAGGCGCCGTGATCGACACCGACACCATCCACAGTGAATTCGACAAGGATATGTTCGAGTGGCCCGGCGGGTGGGGCACCGACGAGCGTATGTGCCTGGAGTGTAACGCGCCGCGGCCGGCGACCATCATGGGCGTCGTCGTCGGCATCGATGAAACCGATAAGGTATGATCGTACGCGACGCGACGTTTGAGGATTATAACGGCCTCCTGGCCCTGGGTGCGCGCATGATCGCGGAGAGCAAGACGCGCTTCCCCGAGATCGAGCCTGACCGGGTCAGGAAGCAGCTGGAGCTTACGTTGGAGCATCCCAACCTGATGCTGTGCGGCGTGGCCGAGCACGAGGGCCTGCTGATAGGAATGGTAACCGCCTTCGCGGGGGACTATGCTTTTTCTACAGAACTACGCTCGGCGTGCGACCTGCTGTTCGTCACGCAGGATCGCAGAGGATTAGTGGCTGCCAAGATGCTCATAGATTTTTACAAAGACTGGAGCGACGACCTGGGTTGCCGGGTCAGCACGATGGGGATCTCGACGGGTGTCCATCCCGAGAGGACCGGGCTGCTGTTCGAGCGGTGCGGCTTCTACCCTGTCGGGCCCACCTTTCGGAGGGATGTCTAATGTGTACCGGCATTGAAATTGCTCTTGTAG